ATCCGGGAAAAGCTGCTGGCGCTGAGGGAGCAGCAAAAGGAGAATCGGCGCGTATGCGGAAATTGCTACAGCAAAAAGTATGACGGCTATGTTTTTGTGGATGCCATGGGCAATATCTTCAACCCCAGAAGCGTTACCGCCAATTTCAGCAAGCTGCTGGAGCAGAACGGCCTGCGGCACATTCGCTTTCACGACCTCAGACACAGCTGCGCCTCACTGCTTTTGGCGAACGATGTGCCTCTGAAGCAAATCCAGGAGTGGCTGGGCCACAGCGACATCGGCACGACGGCGAATATTTACAGCCATTTGGATTACAAGTCCAAGATCACTTCGGCAAATGTAATGGACAATATCCTGACTCTGCCGGACACAAGGCAGACCGGCTGGCACACCTGAGCTCTTGCCGAAAATCATGTACGCCGATGTGACCTTGAGAGAAAAGAAAAGCCCAGTCATATGGGCAAAAGCCTCGATATGACTGGGTTTTTGGCGGAGAGTTAGGGATTCGAACCCTAGGTTCCTTTTGGGAACACGACATTTCGAGTGTCGCACCTTCGACCTCTCGGACAACTCTCCGTATATCTCAAGTGTAATCCTTGCTCCGGAAGAATGCAAGAAAAACACGCAAGAACGATATGAAATTGTGAAATCCGAACCCGCGCAAAGCCCTGTGCGGTGGACATTTTCAGCGGACGAAACGGCCGGAGCTTCCAAAAATTTCGAGTCAGCCCCGTTATGACCGCTTCGATACCGCTGCATACCATGCTATGATACCATGACTTCCGCGTGCTTGCAAGCAATTTTTCATCGCGAATGCCGAACGAAAATGCTATCAATAAGAGTAACAAAGGGAAATCCCTTGTTACTCTTATTTTTTTGTCGCAATCGGAGGTGAAAAAGCCATGAGCGAAAAATACATTAGCCCCGCCGAACGGGAGTATATCGCCAAGGCGTGGCGCAATTACGCGAGTGTGGCGGAGATCGCCACGCACCTGGGGAAATCCAGAAAAACGATCTACGCAGAATTACGGAGAGGCCAGGACGGTGAAAAGCTGGACCGGAACCAGCGCCCTGTCTATGACCCGGAACTGGCGCAGCGCCGTTTCCAGGCTAACCTCCGACGCAGAGGCAAGCCCCAGCAGGCGGGCACCTGATACGGACGCGAGAGGAGAACGCCATGGACGACAGAAGCACAGCCATTTCCGCGGCGGAGGTGGCGGACGACAGGGCGGAGATCGCGGCGGCGGTCAAAGTGGCCAAGGCTTTCCGGGACAAGCTGGAGGCCGCCGGGATCTCCTACCACAAATTGCTGGCGCTGGAGGAAGCGCGGCGCGACATGAACGACCTGGCCCACCATATCCTGCTGGGCTGGGAGAATGGGGAGGGCTTTCCACATGAATGAAAACACCATGCTGGTGCCACAGATGGGCATAAACACGGAGCAGGCCACGGCGAACTGTGAGGAACTGGCCAAGGCGATCCACGAGATTACGGCGGGCGTTCTGACCACGGTAAACAGTTTCTGCAGATGGATCCAGCGGGTGGCGGCGGAGGTGGCAGCACAGCAGGAAATGGAAACGGCGCTGCGCTGGGCGTCGGTTGACAACCGCCCGCTTTATAACCGCTACCGCCACACCAAAAAGAAGCGGATCCGCAAGAAGTACGCCAAGCGGACCCTGGAGTGGTACAGAACGGAGGTGGCCCCGTGTTGAGGCTGAAAGCCAACAAAACCAGCCTTTACAATCTGGTGGCGACATACAAGCCCCTGCCGGGTATGCGCCGCGTGGATTTCCAGAAAGCGAATGGCCGCCCGGATTACTGGCTGGAATGGACGACGGACGACGGCCACACGAAAGCGTTTCTTTCCTCCTCCCTGGGGCACCCGATCCTGACGATCACGACGCACGACGCGGCGGGCGGGCAACTGTACCATGAGGCGCACCGCCTTTCCGTTGAGGGACTGCGGGAGCGCGGCATGGTGGAGGAAGTCAACACCGCCATGGAGAGGAGGTGGCAGGCACATGGCAGAGCGTAACGACATGACCGCGGCCCTGGTGACGGCCTACACCTCCCCGCAGCTGGCCGCAATCAACGAATACCTGGAGGCAGAAAAGGCCGTCAGGGCTGCGGCTGAAATATTAGGGCTTGACGCGGATCTGATGATTGCGGAGGCGGAGGGGCTGGCACGGGCCACGGCCTTTTCAAACGTGGAGGCCCTTTATTTCGTGGCAGATCAAGCCGCCAGCGGAAAGCGGGAGGTGAACGGCAATGCCTGACCATATCCCCCTCCCCGCCAAGCAGTACAGCGTGATCTATGCGGATCCGCCGTGGGCATATTCCCAGGGAGGGAACACAAAAAGTTCCCACGGGATTGCAAAACAGCATTACCCAACCATGACCACCGCGGAAATATGCGCCCTGCCGGTCCGCGAAATCGTCCGAGAGGGGGCAGCCTGCTTTATGTGGGCAACGTTCCCCAATATCACGGAGGCCATAAAGGTCATGGAGGCGTGGGGCTTTACATACAAAACCGCGGCTTTCGTGTGGGTCAAAAAGAACCGCAAGCAGGGCGGCAATTTCATGGGGCTGGGTGCCTACACCCGCGCAAACGCGGAGGTTTGCCTGCTGGGCGTCACGCCGGGCTTTAAGGCCAAGACGCAGATCCGCGCCCACAATGTCCACCAGATTATAGAAGCCCCGTTCGAGGGGCACAGCAAGAAGCCGGACGAAACCCGCCAGCGGATCGTGGAACTGCTGGGCGACGTGCCCAGGCTGGAAATGTTCGCCCGCCAGAGGGCTGACGGCTGGGACGCATGGGGCAACGAAGCCCCGGAAGCATAAGGAGGACATATGAACGGAACAAGAGATCCCAAGGCTGATTTTTTGACCATTTACAAAGATATACGCCGCCCCGGTGCGGACAAGCTGCTGGCATGGCTGGCAAGCACGGACTTTTTCACGGCCCCGGCGGGAGCCAAACACCACGGCGCCCATGCTGGCGGTTTGGTGGTTCATAGCCTGAACGTCTGGAGCCGCCTGCGTGAAATCACGCTGCGGGACACCATCGACGGAAAGACAATTCTGGATCTGACGCCGGAAACCAACGAAACCGTGGCGATCCTGGGGCTGCTGCATGACGTGTGTAAGGCTGGCGTGTACCACGCCGAAACCAAGCGCCGCAGGAACCCGGAAACGGGTGTGTGGGAGGACTACCTGGGCTATACGTTCCGGGATCCCCTCCCGCTGGGGCACGGAGAAAAGAGCCTGTACCAGATCGCCCGCTTTATCCGCCTGGAGGATCACGAAGCCCTGGCAATCCGCTGGCACATGGGAGCCTATGACGCGGCGGCACACACAGACCTGCGGGACCTGTCCGCAGCCATGGACGCAACGCCATGGGTGTGGCGGCTGCATGAGGCTGATATGTGCGCCGCCCATATTGACGAAAGGGGCACGGACGAATGACAAAGCTGTTATGTTTGCCCTGCGCCATCGATCTGGAGGCCAGGGGTAAGACTGTAAAACCCGTCGCGCAGAGGTGTGAGAAAATCACCTGTTCGGAGTGCGGACGCCGCCGGTTCGGTATCACCTATGAGGTGACCGGGCGGGCCACCAGAAAAAAGGAGGTAACGAAGAAATGAGCCAGAAAGGCGAAAAATACGCCCGCCGCATGGAGCGGCGCGTGGACAAGCTGGAGCAGGACGTGGCGGCCATCACCACCGAGCAGACCACCCAGGGGGTGCGGATCTCTGCCGTGGAGGACGATCTGGCCGTTTACCGGGCGGCGGTGTCCGCCCGTGAGTTGAAACAGGCCGCGGCGGAGATCAAGGCGGCCAAGGAGCGCAGAACCGCCCGCGCGGCGGAGCGGGAGCGCAAAGCCCGCCGGCGCAATAAGGTTCTGGCCTTTATCGCCCTGGTGCTGTTCGTTGCCGTCTGCGTGGTCATGGTGGCCAAGGCGTACAGCGAGGAACCGGCGGCGGAACCTGCCGCGCCGGAAGCGTCGGCGGCCCCGGCGGCAATACTGCCCACGGAATTGCTGTTCACCGCGGCGGCGGAGGAGGAATACATGGAGGATCCGCAGGAAGCGGAAAAGATCGAGGAGGCGCTGCTGGCGCAGGGCTATTTCTCCCTGGCGGTTCCAATGCCCTACGAATGGCAGGACTACATGAGGACGTACTGCGAGGAATACGGCTGCCCCTATCCTCTGGCCCTGGCGGTGGCACAGACGGAAAGCAATTTCGACATGGACGCCGTGGGCGCCTCTGGTGAGGTGGGGATCATGCAGTTAAACCCAGGCCCCGGCGGTTCCTACCATGCGGAGATCCAGGCGGCCACGGGGCTGGATCCCACCACCGCCTCCGGGAATATCGCGGGCGGCTGCTACAAGCTGGGCCTGTATCTGGCCAAGTATGGCAGCGTCGAAAAGGCCGCCATGGCCTACAACATGGGCGAGGGCGGCGCGAGAAGCGCATGGGACAGCGGGATCACCTCCACCGACTACTCCAAGGCAGTCAAGGAGGCCATGGAAACATGGGAATGTACGGTGAACGCCTGGGGCGGGGTGTAACCCGCGAGGCCGCCCGCAAGTATGAAACGTCTGTGACGGAGCGGGCACGGCGGGAACGCTGGCAGGCCAGCGGCTGCGCCAGAGTGGTAAGCCGGAAATATGGCACCGTCGTGGTGCCGCACGGTTCCAATTTTGCCGCCCTGCTGAACGCGGCGGAGGTTTGGGGCTGTGACTGGACAGAAATACGGGACGCAGAGGTGTGGAGGGCCGACAAGGAGGAAAGGCCGGTGCCTATGCCGCACCTTATATAAAAGGAGGGTTTCAAATGCTGATTAACGAGGGCGGGCTGATCCGCGCCATCAAAAGAGCCTACAAAGCGGGCGGGTACACCGTCCTGAACACCGGCAACGACGTGGCCATTTACACGGATCACTGGTTTGCTATGGCCAACCGCGCCCTGCTGCCGCGCAAGGTGTTGGACACCATCGTGGAACACATGGGCATGATCCCGGAGCGAGATATGCCCACGTCGATCATTAAGGACACGGAGCCGCAGCTGGTTTTGAGAGAAACGGCGGCGGACGATATGGACCACTGGCGCGGCGGTGACCGCGGCGAGGAGGTCACCATGGTGCCGGTGATTATGCAGGGGTTCCAGATTTACCAGCCGCCTGGCGGCGGTGCCTGCTGGGGCGTTCCCCTGTACCTGGTGGACATGATCGAGCGGGATCCGGCGGAGCATATCGGCGCGGACGTGATCGACAAGGATCGCCTGCTGTGGGAGGCCGACGGCGAGGCCGTGGTGATTAACGCAGTACGGAAAGCCTGTTCCGGCTGGGCAAAGGAATGGGAGCGGGCCGTGTGGAACGCCCTGGAGGGTGTGGACCTCCACAAAGAGGAGGCCGGGCGGTGAACAACTTTGAAAGGATCACGACCTCCCCGGAGGCCCTGGGGGATTTCCTGGGCGCCCTCCCTATCCTGTCCGGCCCGTGGGACGATGATTTCCACCGGGTATTTTGTGACAGCTGCGACGCGGAGAACTGCGACGCTGAAAACTGCGCCCACCAAGCTGAACGGAATAGCCCTACCTGGTGGCTGAAACGGGCATACACCGGCAGCGGCCCGGTTAAGACCGACAGCACGAACCCATATAAGCGGCAGGCCGCAGACCTCCGCCTGGAGGCCATGCACCAGCGGGACCGTTTTGGCCGGAACCTCTTGGCCACGGAACTGGAGGAAGCGGCGGCCACCATTGAGGCCCTGGCGGCGAAATTGGAGGCGAAAGAATGAAAATACTGATCGGCGGAAGCCCCTGCACACATTGGAGTATCGCGCAGACGAAGAACCGCGAAACCGAAGCCAGCGGCATAGGCTGGGAACTGTTCTTGAATTACCGTATTGCACGGGATAAGTACCAGCCGGATTTTTTCCTGTACGAAAACAATAAAAGTATGTCGCCCGCTATCCGGGCGCAGATCACGGCGGAGTTAGGCGTGGAGCCTGTTCTGATTAACAGCGCCCTGGTGAGCGCACAGAACCGCCAGCGCCTGTATTGGGTGGGCAGGCGGAACCCGGACGGTACATACAGCCAGGTGGCGGTGGAGCAGCCGGTGGACCGTGGGATCCTCCTGCGCGATATTCTGGAAAGCGGTGTCTGCTGGAAAGAAAAAGGGTATGCCCTGCTGTCCACAACTGGAGGAACCACGGCGGACGACATGATTTCCAGACACCAGCGGAATGGTGCGGCGGAACCTGTTGCCATTAAGCCGCTGACCGAAAAAGAAATGGATTATATGGTGCGCGAAACCAAGGACGGGCGGAACCATTTTGATTTCGATTATTTCCACGACGCAACGCAGGAAAAAAGCGCCTGCGTGACGGCGAACACCCACAAGGGCGTCCCATATAACGTTCTGGTGGAGCCGGTGAGGATCGGGACCATTGAGAACGACGCAAAGAACCAGACTTTTGACAGCCAGCAATACCGTGTTTACAGCCCGGACGCCAAAAGCGTAACCCTCTGCGGGAATGGCGGCGGCCTGGGCGCAAAAACCGGGCTTTATGCCGTCCCTGTGGCTGGGCGCGTCGTGGGGCGCAGGATCAACGAGCAGGGGCACCGCGACGATTACAACGAGGAGATCGAGCGGATCCAGCGTTTCGAGGTAAACGAGGATCCGAACAAAACAAATTGCCTGTCAACCGTGGAAAAAGACAATATGATCGCCGTCCCCGTCCGCGTCGGCGCCATGCCGAACAAGGACGGCGAACTGGGCACCAGCCAAAGCCGCCGCATTTACAGCACCGACGGCAAGAGCGTTTCCCTGCAGGCAAGGCCGAACGGCGGCGGAGCCGACGGTGCGGCCACCGGCCTGTATGCCGTGCCCGTTATCCCGGACGGGAAAGGGCAGTTTGTAATTAAGGCGGCAGGCGGAAAAGAAATCCCAGTTTACGAGGTTCGCGGCGGGCGGATCACCATCAAAGGAAAGACATACCCCATTAAACTGGCAGACGGATTTTACATCATTCGCAAGTTGACCGTGACGGAATGTAAACGCCTCCAGACCGTGCCGGACACATACGCCTTTCCTGTCAGCGACACCCAGGCGTATAAAATGCTGGGCAACGGCTGGACCGTGGACGTGATCGCCCACATTATGAGCCATTTTACCGGGCTGACAGAGGAGGCGGTGGAAGTGCTTTCCATGTACGACGGCATGAGCTGCGGCCATATCGCGCTGGACAAGCTGGGCGCGGAGATCACCGCCTATTATGCAACCGAGATCGACAAATACGCCGCACAGACCACACAGCACAATTTCCCGGACACCGTGCAGCTGGGCGACGCTTTCCAAGTTCGCGCAGAGGACTGGCGCCTGCCGGAACCTGTGGGAATGGAGGCGCCCGCCAATGGCTGAAATAATCCTGACGGGCGACGCGCTGGAGCAACTGCGGCATTTACCGCCCGAAAGCGTCCATACCTGCGTCACCTCCCCGCCCTACTATAATTTGCGAGATTATGGCGCGGCGGGTCAAATCGGAAACGAGGCCAGCGTGGAGGAATACCTGCAATCGCTGGTTTCCGTTTTCCATGAGGTTCGGCGGGTTCTGCGGGCAGACGGGACCCTGTGGGTGAATATGGGCGACAGTTACGCCACCAGATCAGGAAGCCAGCCGCCGACGAATACCCGTAATTCCTGCGGACACACGGCGAAGCATACGCCACGGGGGTACAAATACAAAGACCTAATCGGCGTTCCCTGGCAACTGGCTTTTGCCCTCCGGGCAGACGGGTGGTATTTGCGCCAGGATATTATATGGAACAAATCCAACTGTATGCCGGAGAGCGTCCGGGATCGCTGCACCAAAAGCCACGAATATATTTTTCTACTTTCCAAATCGGAACGCTATTATTTCGACGCGGCGGCGATCAGCGAACCCGTTACATCAACCAAGGGCAACGCCAGGACGTTCCGCGGCGGCGGTGCCTACACCGGCGGGCGGGCACACGACAACAGCGCCCAGGTGGAGCGCGAGAGCCACGGGAACCGAGAAAACCAGACGGGCCGCCGGAACAAGCGGGACGTGTGGACCGTAAGCACAAACGGCTTTCGCGGCGCCCATTTTGCCGTGTTTCCTGAAAAGCTGATTGAACCCTGTATTTTAGCAGGCAGCCCATTGGGCGGCACGGTCCTGGATCCGTTCGCCGGGAGCGGCACCACCGGAGTGGTGGCCAAGCGCCTGCGGCGCGATTTCATAGGCTGCGAGATCAACCACGACTATGCACAAATGGCAGCTGACAGAATAGCGGCGGCCACGCCGTAAGGAGGGCACCGTGGAAGTAACTGTAAATATGACCGCAGAGGAGTTTCTGGAGTTTGCGGCCTGGGGGAAAGACCGGGACTATTACAAAAGCAGGCTGGACAAGGAACTGAACAAGCGGGAAATACTGGCAAAGAAAACGTGCTGGGCAATCGACGCAGATCCGAAGAAGCCCGGCAAGGTCAAAATCATTGACCAGGACCACGCGGCGGAATTGCTGGAAATGGCCAAGGATTACCTGGCATAAAAAGAAAAGCCACCTGCGCCCGGTGCTGTCAACACGGCGCAGGTGGCAATATAGACGACGGAAAACCGTCCGATATACCTATATTATATCAGGTTCCCGGACGGAATACAAGCCGGAAAAAGCGACGGGGCCACGGCCCCGTATAGCGCCGGTAAGAGTGATTAGTAAAGTGACCAGCAACAGAAAAGGAGGCACCCATGGCCTACGTTCATAGGGTGGTGAAAGCTGGTCCGTGTGTCGAACACAAGAAAATGCAATCTTTCCGGGTTCACACCAAAGGAGTGAAGCGCGGCCCCAATACTGGGCACACCACCGAGAAGCAGGAGCGGATCAACGAGCGGGTGGCAGAGGAACACCTGCGCTGGGATATAAACGCCAATTTCGGCCATAGGGATCTCCACGCCGTTTTACACTACTACGTCAAGGACAGTTCTTTCGAGGAGGTTCTGGAGAACAAGGCCGCCTTTCTGCGGAACCTGCGGAAACTCTGCAAAAAGCGCGGGATCACGTTCAAGGCCGTGGTGGTCATAGAAACCAAGCGCATGACCAACCCGCACATTCACGTTATCATTTCCCGCATGGATCCGGAGATCATCACGGAGGCGTGGGAGAATGTCCCAAGAGGCGGCGGAGGTATCAGCTTCAAGCCTATGGACAGGCGCGGCAACCACTACAAGCTGGCCGCCTACCTGATGAAAGAAAGCCGTTCCACCATGGAGAGGTACAGAGAGATCGGCAAGCGCGGGAAGCGGTACAGCAAAACGCAGAACATGGACAAGCCGGAAATCACATACACCGCCGTGCCTGCGTCCAGCTGGAGAAAGGACCCGAAAGCGAGAAAGGGCGCCGTGCTGTATAAGTTCGACGACGGATCCACCTGCCGGAGCGGGTGGCATGAGATCAGCGGTTACCCATACCAGGAGTATTTCGAGATTTTCAACGAATAGGAGGGTTTTCTGTGAAAATCTACATATCAGGCAAGATCACCGGGGACAGGCGTTATAAAGCCAAGTTCCGAGAGGTGGAAAAGAAGCTGGCGGCGGCGGGCCATATCGTACTGAACCCCGCCACGGCGCCGGAGGGGCTGCGCCCCGTGGATTATATGCGCCTGTGTTTCGCCATGATGGAGGCGGCGGACGCGGTTCTGTTCATGCAGGACTACCAGGACAGCCGCGGCGCCATGTTGGAATGGGCGTGGTGCCAGTACGTTGGGAAACAGACCTGTTTCGACCTGGCGGCGTTCGGAGGTGCAAAAACGGAATGAAATGGCATATTGCAAGCGTCAGCTGGGGCAAGGACAGCCTGGCCATGCTCCTAACGCTGATTGCCAAGGGCTACCCGCTGAACGAGGTGGTTTTCTACGACACCGGAATGGAGTTCGAGGCGATTTACCACACGCGGGATCAAATGCTGCCCCGCCTGGAGCAGTTGGGGATCAAGTACACCAGACTGGAGCCGGAAAACCCGTTCCTGTTCGATATGCTGGAAAGGCCGGTTTGCAGTAAGCAGAAAGGCACACACCAAGGTTATGGCTGGTGTGGCGGCCTCTGCCGCTGGGGAACCACGGGGAAGCTGAAAGCCATAGACAGGTATGCGGAGGCGCGGGACGCTATGGTTTACGTTGGCATAGCTGCCGACGAAACGCCGCGCCTGGAAAAAGAACGGAAGCCGTATAAGCTGCACCCGCTGGCGGAGTGGGGTATGACGGAAGCCGACGCCCTGGCATATTGCTATGAAAACGGGTTTTCGTGGCTGGAGGGCACGATCCGCCTTTATGACGTGCTGGACCGTGTTTCGTGCTGGTGCTGCTGTAACAAGAACCTGCGAGAGCTGCGGAATATGTGTATTTACCTGCCGAAATACTGGGAGCGCCTGAAAGACCTGCAACGGAAGATAGACAGACCCATGAAAGGCTATTACAAAGGGCAGCCGCGCGGCGTGTTTGAACTGGAACAACGGTTCCGCGCAGAATTGGAGCGGGAGGCGGCGGACAATGCTTGAAATAACCCCCATGACGCTGAAAGAGGCCAACGCATACGTTGAGCAAAACCACCGGCACCACGGGCCTGTGGTGGGGCACAAGTTTTCAATAGGCTGTTCCGACGGGGAGAAAATCGTGGGCGTGGCTATTGTGGGCAGACCTGTGGCGCGGCATTTAGACGACGGGTGGACGCTGGAGGTAAACCGCCTCTGCACAGACGGAACCCGCAACGCCTGTTCCATGCTTTACGCCGCCGCGTGGAGAGCCGCCCGCGCCATGGGGTATAAACGCCTGGTGACCTACATTCTGGAGAGTGAAAACGGGGCCAGCCTCCGGGCGGCTGGCTGGAAGTGCGTGGGACAAGCTGGCGGCCTCCGGTGGACAGGAAAACGCAGGCCGGAGGTTGACCTGTATCCGGCGCAAATGAAAATCAGGTTTGAACGGGAGGTATAAGCGCATGAGTATTATTTGCATAGCCAAAGGAACGGCCACCATGGGCCTGACAACGCGGGGCGCAGATGGGAAAATCATAAGCCAGACACCGGCACGGTGGGAGCATGACCCGGACGGCGGGTGTGTTGCCCTCTGGACTATGAACCCGGAAACCGAGGAACAGGAAGCCCCGGCGCGTATCTATGGCGACTGGCAGGCGTCGGAATACCTGGGCGACGTTCTGGCGGAACTGAAACCGCGCCGCAAGGTGAACCTGCCGGATTTCCCGGCAATCGTCCGCGCGGCCATGGCCGACGGTATGGACATTTGCGTGTACTGCCAGAGTTTTGGCTGTAACGAGTGCATAGTGAACGAGTGGAAAAACGAAAGGAGCGACGAAGAATGAACAAGACGAAAATTGACTGGGCCACAATGTCCTGGAACCCCGTAACCGGCTGCCGCCATGGCTGCCCGTACTGCTACGCCAGGCGGACGGCCACACGCTTCAACGCAGGGCTGGAGGATCCGGCCCCGCTGGCCGGCGGCCTCCATGTGCTGCCGGAGAAGATCAAGGCGACGCCATACCCGTATGGTTTCGAGCCTGCCCTGCATCGCTACCGCCTGGGCCAGCCGCAGAACACAAAGGAACCGCAGACCGTGTTTGTTTGCAGCATGGCGGATCTGTTTGGGCGCTGGGTGCCCACCTCCTGGATCGTGGAGGTGCTGGACGCCTGCCGCAAGGCACCCCAGCACCGCTATTTGTTCCTGACAAAGAACCCGGCCCGGTATCTGGAGTTGGACCACCTGGCCCTCCTGCCCCACGAAAGCAATTTCTGGTATGGCAGCACCGTGGCGAACATGGACGCGGTGGGAATGTACGTCATGCAGGGTGTGAACATCAACAGCTTTTGGAGCATGGAGCCGCTGCTGGGGCCGGTGGACATGGCCGCGGCGGAGGGTTTACCGGAGTGGGTGATCCTGGGCGCCGAAACCGGCAACCGACCGGACAAGGTGACGCCCGCCCGCGAGTGGGTGGACAACATCGTGGCGTTTTGCGAGGAGAACGAGATCCCCGTTTTCTTCAAGAACAATCTGCGGGAGCATTTCCCGGATCTCCCTGCCTCTACTTTCCCGTGGGAGGTGTGAGCCATGCAGAACGCTGAAAAGGTGGAAATCGGCTATACCCTGCCGAAAGAGCGGTGGCAGGAAGCCGCCAAGAACCTGGAGGACCTGGGCAACGCGCTGGCCGCCAGCCTCCGGGCGCACAACAAAGACGGACGGGGCGCAGAGGACGCGGACGAACTTATGGCGGATATTATGCTGGCCTGTATGGCGCTCCATCATGTGGCGGAGTTCGCAACGGATAAATGCCGGTTCGTTCCGCTGCCCGGAAAGAACGGAGGTTAATATGCTGGCTGTGCTTATGAGCATGAAACCGGAGTGGTGGGAGAAGATCCTGGCCGGGGACAAAGTGCTGGAAATCAGGAAAACGCACCCGCAGAGCAAAAACCACGCGGATCTGGAATGGCCGTTGACGGTGCTGGTATATGTTAGCGGCACCGGAGCGGTGCAGGGTCAATTTCTCTGCCCTGGCTACACGGAAACCAATTTCATGCCGTACCTGGAAAAGCTGTCATGCGTACCGCTGGCAGACCTGAAAGAATATGCCGGCGGGAAATGCCTTTCCGGCTGGATCGTCCGGTCACCGGAGAAGTTCGACGCGCCCAGCCCTCTGGCGGAGTTCGGCCTGGACCGTCCGCCCATGTCGTGGCAGTACGTTGAGATCCCGGACGGAATGGAGGCAGAACATGAGTAACAGCAACGACGTGGCCAACGCCGTGGGAGCTATCGCAGAAATGGCGTGGATTTTCTACACGGCCATAAGAAACGCAGGCGCTGACGTGCCGGAGGCCGCCATGCTGACGCGGGAATATCTGATCGCAAGCATACACGGGAAAAGCAACGCCGCGCCAGAGGGCGAATAAATGGCCATAAACGTTTCCGACCTGCCGCCGAAATACCAGGCGCAGGCCATGAAAAAGTACATGGAGCAGCAACAGCGGCGGGGCCAGCACCTC